CTTCTGTTGGATTTCTTCTTTGTTGGAGTGTCTTTCTTGGCATTACTTAATACCGAGTTCGTTTTCTGTAAGGACCTTAAACTCATAACCATGATCTAAACACCATTCTTTGGCGGCATTCCATTTTGCCTGATTTTTAGCATACTCAACGACTTCATAGATATAACCTTTCGTCTTTCTTTGTTTGACTTTAGGTTCGATACACTGCTTAAATGGTTTGATTTCAATAATCATCTTTTTAATCATACCATTTGATTCTTTGACCTTAATATAAAAGTCTGGAAAGTATCTGTGATATCTGTTATCAATGGGTGAACGATAGGGAACAATAACTTCTTCACTTCCCCATTCTAAAATATTCTGGTTATTGTCACAATAAATCATAAATCGACGCTCCCATAAGGAACGATAAACGATGTTATTGGGATCACCCTTATACTTTTTAGGATAAGATGGTTTATATTTTCCCTTATATGACATCTAAATAACTAATAATAAAAGACCATATAAGGTATTTAGAGTGGCAGTAAAACCTATAGTAAAATTCATTAGAAACTCTAGAGGTGGAAGTGGTGATGTAGATCCTCAACGTTTATTTGGAAATTTAGCACAGACTAATCACTATCAAGTAGATTTTTCATCTCTTTCAACTTTTGGTGGTCAAGGACTTTTGAGGTATATAGAGTCTAAGTTTAAAGTTAATTTAGATTTTATTTCTCGTAATTCTGGTCTTCTTTGTTCTGAGGCATCACTACCAGGAACTAGTCTTGCGACGGCAGAAGTAAAAGACAACTTTATGGGAGTATCGCAAGAATTTGCCCATACGAGATTATACACTGACTTTGATTTTACTTTTTATGTCGATAGTGATTATAATAATTTGAGATTTTTTGAGGGATGGATTGATTTTATTTCAAGTGGTAGTGAAATTGGTGATGGAGCACTTCCCTCACAATCTAATTACTATCGTAGAATGAGATATCCCGATAGTTATAAGTGTCAGACAATATCAATTACTAAATTTGAAAAGAATTTTGGACCTAGAATGACATATTCATTCATGAATGCATTTCCAAAATTAATCAGTGCAGTTCCTGTTTCTTATGGTGGTGCCGACGTATTAAAAGTGAGCGTAAGTTTTAATTATGATCGATATGTTATAGGTAATAATGGATTTTCTAAAGGATTTCAAGATAATAGTTCTTTTGCTGATCCTAAGCAACAATCTTCGGAATTGCAACAAATAGAACTTAATAAAACACTTAACTCCATAGCCATAGAGAAAATAAATCAAACAAGACAAACAAGACTTGAAGACGAAACACAAAAAATTGTTGAAAGTGGAAAGAGACCTTCGGGTGCTTATGGTGGAGGTAGTGATATTCGCATCAAAGAAAATATTATTAAAATAAATAAATCTCCTTCCGGATTAAATATCTATGAGTGGAATTATAAGTCAGCACCAAATTCAAGGTATCAAGGTGTTATGGCTCAAGAAGTAATTAAAGTATTTCCTGAAGCAGTTTATGCAGAAGAGGATGGATTCCTTAGTGTTTATTACGATATGATAGATGTTGATATGAAATTAGTCATCTAAATAAAAATAACTGAATTATATTAATTACTATGCCTTTACCTAAGATTAATACTCCAACATATGATTTGACTTTGCCTTCGACAGGAAAGAAGATTAAATATAGACCTTTCCTTGTGAGAGAAGAAAAGATTCTAATTCTGGCAATGGAATCTGAAAATATGACCGAGATTACCAATGCTATTGTTCAAATTCTTTCAGACTGCATCGTTTCGAAAGATGTAAAAGTAGAATCTCTTGCTACTTTTGATATTGAATACTTATTCTTGAATGTTCGTGCCAAGTCTGTTGGTGAAACTGTTGATGTGAATATTACTTGTCCTGATGATGGTGAGACACAGGTAGAAATGTCGATTGATATTGATTCGATCAAAATTCAGAAGACTAGAGGACATAAGAATATTATTAAACTTGATGATGAACTTTCAATGAAACTTCGTTATCCTTCACTGGATCAGTTTGTTGAGAATAATTTTGAGACAGAAGAAGGGGCAAGTGAAATTAACCAGTCACTTTTAATGATTACATCTTGTGTTGAGATGATCTATAATCAAGAAGAGAGTTGGGAAGCATCTGATTACTCAAAGAAAGAACTTGATGAATTTATTGAACAATTGAATACTAAACAATTTAAACAAATTGAAAAGTTTTTTGCTACGATGCCAAAACTTTCTCATAAAATTGCAGTGAAAAATCCAGAAACTGGTGTAGAGTCTGAAGTTGTTTTGGAAGGATTAGCAAGTTTTTTCAGTTAGGTATGGCTCATACAAGTCTTGAGTCATACTACAAGATCAATTTTGCCTTGATGCAGCATCATAAATATTCATTAACAGAACTAGAAAATATGATTCCGTGGGAGAGAGAAGTTTATCTTGCTCTACTTCAACAATATATTGAAGAAGAAAACCTAAAGGCACAACAGCAAAGTGGAATCTAACTTAAGTATAAAGACATCAAAATTAAATATAGAAACTGTTTCATCAGCAGTCTTTGGAAAAGATGAAGGTGGAAGTAATATTGGAGATGGTTCCGGAGAATCGATTAGAAATATTCATAAGACATTAAGTAAATTATCTGGTCATGTAAGAAAGTCTTTAGTTCGTATTAAGGAATTAGAGTTTAATATATTAAAAATAACTCCTAAACTTGAAGAAGTAGAAAAAAAAGTAATAGTTAATGCCGAAAAAATTACAAAAATTAAAAATATAATAAAAACACAGAAAAGTAATATAGGTGAAAAGATTCCTGGAAATGATAAAAACAACTTTACTAAAAGTTTAATAGAAACAAATAAGATTCTTGTAGGTATACAGCAACAACTTGCTCTTGATTCTGCAATGAGAGTAGCAGATCAAAGAAAGAAAGAAGATGTATTTAAGAGATCTCAATCTAGAAAGAAATTAAATGCAGAGGAAAGTGCTTTAGAGAAAACTGCAAAAAATATAGGTAAAGGAGTTAAAAAAGTTGTTGGTAAAGTATTATCCCCAGTTAAAAATTTCTTTGCTGATTTATTAGATTTTCTTCTTACTGTTGGTGCTGGTATTGCAGTAAATGCAGCATTTGAATGGTTAAAAGAACCAAAAAATAGAGAACAACTTGATCAATGGTTTGGTTGGGTAGCAAAAAATTGGAAATGGATTGCAGGAATTACAGCAGGTATTTTATTACTACAACCTATATTATCGATTGTTGGTGCCATTGGTGGTGCAATAGTAACAATTAAAGCTGGTCTTGACATTTTTAATTTTATAAGAAGAAGATTATTTGGTGGTGGAGGAAAACCACCTGGACCACCAGGTGGTCCAAAACCACGTGATGTAAAACCACGTGGTGGTATAAAACCACCAAAATCCAACTTTAAACCACCTAAAATAGGTCCTAGAACTGCGGGACTAACTAGTGCTGGTAGTAATTTTAATTTAGAACAGGCAAGAAATACATTAACAAAATCTGGAGATAAATTTAAATCCACTCCCCCCAACTTTGGTGGTGGATTAAAAGGACTCGCTGTGGGTGCTGCTTCAAGAGCTCTTCTTCTTTATTCTCTTTATGATACAGGTAAAACAGTGTTTGATCCAAAAGATAATATTATTACTTCATTAGGAGATTTAGGAACAGCAACTTATAATATGTTTCAAACTCCAAATAAAAAAATACTTTTTGATGTGCCTGAAGATAGTGGACGTAGATCAATAGTGAATGAAAAATTGAATCAACGTATATTGAAGCAAAGAGAGGAAGTAGAACAAAGAGAAAGAGGTGGTCCTATAGCAGCAGGCAAACCTTATCTGGTCGGAGAGGGTGGACCAGAACTTGTCGTTCCAAAAGTTAGTGGAACAGTAATTAATAATATGAAAACTGAAAAAATCTATCAGATGATTTCTTCTGATATGGGTGAAGGTAATATTAATATGATGAACCTATCACCAATTACGAATCAAATGCCACCACCAGAAATGCCAGGTATGGGTGTTGGAGAGGGGGCAACAGAAGTTCCGGAAATTGCTAGTGTTAATATGGCAAATCCTTATCGTCAATTAACTCCAATGTTATATGGAATAACGGTATAGTATCATGGTAGCATCTATAGTAACAGGATTAGCAAAAACGATAGGATCCCAAATTGCAAAGAAGGGAGTTAAAAAAATTGCTGTAAAGAAGGCAAAATCTAATAAAAAAATACCAAAAAAATCAAAACTGATTTCATCAAGGGAAAATGAAGTTGAAGAAAATTCTTCAACGACCAAAGATAGTGGTGAAAAAACAATATCAAGTCTTACTGGAAGTTCAAAAAAACTTATAATTAAAGAAGCTTCATCTTCAAAATCTCAGGTTGAGCAACTTAAAATTAACGTAACCAATATTCATAGTTTTCTTAAACGCAGAAACAAGAAAGAAAAGAGGTTAAAAGAAAAAAATAGAAGACTTACAGTACAAAGAATAGAAAAAGAAAAGTTACAAAGAGAAGAAAAAAGATTGGAATCTCCATTAGGAAATTCATTAAAAAAAGTAAAAAATTCTGTTATTTCCGCTCCAGGAATGAGTTTATTTGATAAGTTACTTGGATTTGGATCCTTGGTTCTTGCTGGAATTTTGGTAAATGGATTGCCAGCAATTTTTAAAGAAATTAAAGAATTTGTCGATAATTTAGTTAGTTTTATCACACCGATTTATTCTGGATTTGTGCTTTTAAAAGCAGTAATAGATGGAGAACCACTTGATGATCCAGAATTGAATCCAGAGAAAAAAAGAATGAGTGATCAGGTAAAAAAACTCAAGAAAGAAATTGAAAAAATAAAGAAAAACTTTGGACCTTTAGGATTCGTTATTACGCCATTTGAAAAACTTGTAGATGCTGTTTTTAAGGCTTTTCGTGGTGATAAAATTGTATTAGCAACTAAAACTGAAATTGATGCAGAAACTGGAGAGAAAAAAGTAATTGAGGGATTTAAAGATTTAGAAACTGATACTTTTATACCGAGAGATTTTACTGACGCAGAGAGAGATTCATACAACAAACAAAGAGCACAACGTATACCGGATACAAATATTCCCGGTTCTTATTCTTCAGGAAATTATATTGGACCAACTGGAGATACAGATGGACAAGAAACTGGGTTGAATATGAATTTAGATGGTGGGATTGGAACTCCCATTTATGCCCCATTTGATATGATTTATAAATCAACCGGAACTGATGGTAACCCTTCTGTTGGATTAGATGGAACTTCATCAGCACTTGGTCCTTCTGGTAAAGGTTTTGGATATTATGGTGCCTATCGTTATATGAAAGGAGATAAAGAGTATGAAGTATTAATGGGACACTTTAAAAATCTCCCTTTGAAAGGAAAAGAAGGACAAAAAATTCCAAAAGGAACATTGCTTGGATATCAGGGTGCGTCTGGTAGATCTGTTCCTGGACCTGGAAATCCCGATTCTGTATATCCTCACATTTCTCTTCACGTTAATGGTATAGGATTTCGAGCTACAAATAGAGAACTTAAATCTTTTGCTACTAAATTATCTGGTGCAAAACCTAATGCAAATGTAAGTGCACCAGGAGAAGGTGGAGGGAGAGGAAAATCAAATCAAATACAAACAATAAGTCAAAGAGATCCAAGAAAAAGAAGTCGTTCTATAACTATTGCAGTTCAGCAGGTAAATACTATACAGACAGCATATATTCCGATGCCAATCCCAATGAAATCGAGAGGTTCATCATCATCAACACAAACACCACAATTGTCGGCATTATGGAGTGCATAAAATAAATGGCAAACCCATCATCTGCAGCAAAGTACCAACTATTCACAATAACTAAGAATAATAAAACATTTCCACTCCAATCTAAGGTTACGAGTTTTGATTATTATGAAAGTTTATTGTCTCCAAATATTACTGCCATTATGACATTCGTGGATAGTGGTTTGGTTGAGAAGGGTGATGAGACAGTAAGATACAATAAAGAGTATGATAAACAAGAGAGACCAGGAACATTATATAATGCACTTCCAATTGTTGGTGATGGATCCGAAGAAATTAAATTTAAAGTATCATCAGGACTTGGAACATTAGATTTTTCAGGAACACCATTATATGTAAATGGTGCGATCAATCCAGATCAAGATTCAAATCGTGAGTCCGTCATTCTAAGTCTTGTTTCTAAATCCGCTATCACGAATCAAGAAACCTTTGTGAAGAGAAATTATTCGAAGTCAACTAATAATACACAATCAGTTAGATTGATTGCAAAAAATATTCTCAAACTTGATAAACTTATTGCAGATGAAACTTCAAATAAGTATCCATTTATTGGTAATAATACATCACCATTTGATGTGATTTGCAAACTGGCATCAAAATCTGCACCAGAAAATGGAAATCCTGGTTTCTTCTTTTACGAAACTCGTAATGGGCACAACTTTAGAGCAATTGACGATTTAATATCCCAAACACCTGCCGCAATCTATTTTCGTAATGATGTTAATAGAAGTAGTGTGAGTGATAATTCAAATGATTTTAAAATTTTATCTTTTAGTATTATTAAAAATCAAAATCTCATTAATGCATTAAAATCCGGTGTGTATTCAAATCGTAGGTGTGTATTTAATCCCAAAACTTTCGCATTAGAAGAAAAAAAATTTAATATAGGACCTTTAAAAAAATCACTAGGCAAAAATGAAGCACCGACACCACAAGATAAAAAGCATACTAGAACACTATTCAGTATAAAAGATGTTGGTTGTCTTTCCTCAAAGGTAGAAGAAAGTGATGAAGGTGATGTGAACAGTTATCAAGGTTCTGTTCAAATGAGATATAATTTATTGTTTACGCAGATGATAAAAATGCAAGTTCCTTGCAATCCAAATCTTAAGGCAGGTGATATTGTTAAGTGTAATTTAGAAATTATTACTCCGGGAGAAAAGGAGCAAGGTTCAGTTGATCCTGTAGAGAGTGGTAATTATATGATTTTAGATTTATGTCATCATTATGACCCCGAAAGATCATTTACCGCAATGACTCTTGTTCGTGATACATACGGTTTATATACAGGTAAAAACTAGAAATGGCAAATAATACTGGATACGGTTTTGGTGGTAAATGGTTTTTGGGACAAGTTCCTCCTGAAAGTAACCAACACTATGGAGTTGATTGGGATGATCAGCATGGAGATAGAGTAAAAGTTAGAATACCCGGAATGCATCCGATGGCAAGTAACGATGATGCATATGAACTTCTCGATGAGGATCTTCCTTGGGCAATTATTGCAAAACCAACAACATATGGAAATCGTAACTATCAAAGTTCGGGAATTTGGGGTGGAGAATGGGTAATTGGATTTTTTATGGATGAAGATTGTCAGATTCCGGTGATTACACAAGTGTTATCGAATCATGACCCAGGTAAAATTAAAAAATCGACGAATGGAACAACATTAGGAAAATCTGTAAAAAGGTATACTCGTGGAAATCCTCCGTTCAATTCTCAAATCAAATCTCCAAGTGTTACGGGATCGATGAAGACAAAGTTTGATTTGGATAAAAAAAACTTTGACGATGCAAAACAGAGTCTATCATCACCTCCGGCACCAGAACCACCTATTGTGGCACCAGCATTTGCACCAGTTAATCCCAACGACGTAGCATGACTTTCATTACTACATGGACTATAAATACGAGCATAAGGAGGTAAAATTGTAAATGGCATATACTGAAGAAGAACTTTTTATAAGAACAGTTGCGGCAGAATCTAGAGGTGAAGATTTAATAGGACAGGCTCTTGTTGCTAGAAGTATATTAAATCGTGCTGGACTTATACAAAGTGGTACTGTTGGAAAGGGGACCTTTCTAGCAAATGATGCCAGTATAACCGGAGTCATTTATGGAAAAAATCAATATCAAGTTGTTCGTGATGGATCAATTAATGATAATTTTTCGCAGGTAGAACTTGATAATGCCAAAAAAGCAATTTCTATTGCTAGAAATCGAGAACAGCTTAAAAATGAATTGAATGCACGAAACATACCTGTTATTGCGGCGTCATCAACCGGTTTTAGAACTGGTTCATTATCTAATGATCCATCTCAAAATATAAACGTAACTAAAGTTGGAAATCATTATTTTAATACTGCTGGAAATAGTAATTTACAGATACCCAATGCAAATATAAAAACAACAGAAAGTCCAGGATCAACTCAATCTTCTGCACCTGTTGAGACAGCAACAGATCCTGCAACAGGAACAACCACCACAAGTGATAACCCAGTACCAGTTCCTGATGGAGAATTGAATTTTAATAATCCATATTTTCAACTTGATAATGAACGACTTGATGTAGAAATAGAAGCAAATAGAAAACAGATTGCTGAATTAAATGAAAAATCTTCCGATCTTTGGACGGATGAAGAGAAAGAAAAATATAAAATGTTATCTGCCGAAACAGATGCATTATTTGCAGCAAAATTTGGTAACGATTTGCAAGAACAGGCAGATGCTGAAGGGTGCGTGGCAAGAGAAAGTCCGCTAGGAATGACTTTTAAAGATACTCCTGCATGTGAAAAGATTTTTAATAGTGTTTCATTCAGAGATGCAATCACAAGAATGCAGACAGTAAGAGATTTGCCAGATCCTTGTGGGACATCAGAGATGTCTAAAATCAATACACAACTACAAAAGTTTTTCACAGTCCTAAAAGGAATCAAAAAATATGCCGATTTATATGTAAACGGAACTATTAATAAGATACAAAATCTTACGGCACTTATTAGAAGCACATCTCAAATTATTGGTGCAGTTCTAAAAACGCTCACTAATAGACTACGAGATTTCTTAATTGATAAAATTAGATCAGGTATTGAAGATCTTATTCATATGATTCTTCCAACAGTTGCAAAATCAATTGAACATACTATTATTCAAACTATAATAGATAAACTTTTCTGTGCATTTAAAAATGTTATTTCTAATCTAGCAAATCTTGTCGGGGACTTCTTATTTGAAATGATTGGAAAAATTGTTAATGTTCCTTTCTGTGCCGCACAACAATTTACTAATGCACTTGTAAATAATGTTGCAGCAATCATTGATCAAGCAGTTGGCCCAATCTTAGATGATATCAATAATGTTCTTGGTGGAGTTACAAAAATTATTGGTAATGTATTCCAGGCACTTGACTATATTTTAGGATTTGAGACAACTTTATGTGCAAAACCAAATTGTCCTGAGATCAAAAAGTTTAAGGCAAGTCCTTGGGGTGGACCATCTCAATCTCAGATTGATGACTTTGCAGGATTCTTAAGTCCGCCATCAGCAGGAGATCTGATTGGAGATGCGACAAAGTTTATTGATGGAATTGAAATTTTTGGAAAACCTCTTGGAGATTCGGCAGGAACTATTCCGTCAGACATCACTAAATGTGACCCAAGTGCTTATAAATGTGGACCACCAAGCATTGAAATCTTTGGTGGTGGAGGAGTAGGTGCAGTTGCCGAAGCTGTTGTAGATAATATTGGAAGAACAATCGGAGTGAATGTTTTAAATGGTGGTTCTGGATATACAAGACCTCCATTTGTATCCTTCGTTGATAGTTGTGAAGATACATTTACAAGTGGATATGCAATAATTAGTGAATCTGGTTCTAATGGTTCCTCTGGTTCTAATGGTTCCTCTGGTTCTAATGGTTCTAATGGTTCTAATGGTTCCTCTGGTTCTAATAGTTCTAATGGTTCCTCTGGTTCTAATAGTTCCTCTGGTTCTAATGGAGAAGTTATTGATATAATACTTACAACAACACCAGTTGCACCACCAAGAGACGGTAGAACTGAATTTGATCCACCATCTGGAACCGGAAATGGTGAAATTAAAGATGATTTTGTTGTTTGTTTAGAAGGGTTTAGAATTTTGGATACTGGTATAGGATATACTACAAATGATAATATTATAATTACTCCAGATATTCCAGGACTTGAGGCAACTGTTCAAATGACCGAGTTTGGACAAATTGTCAGTATCCAAATTGGAACAAATGCATGTGGTCTTCCAGGGTATCCAGATATTGAAATAAATAGTTTAACAGGTGAAGGAGCTATTATTGAACCAATACTATCATTCACTCGTGTTTCAGACTTTGATGAGTCTGCGGATGATGCGGATGATGTCCAACTATCACTAGATGGACCAATTGATACATTAAGAGGAAGAAGCGTGTTAGTAGAAAGAGGATTTACAAGAAAAGATCTTGTCCGTGTTGTTGATTGTGTGAGTTAAATGGTAAAACCAGTACCCCCAGAAGTTATTGTTTCAGATAACCAATATGGCACCATTATTATGGGTCCGGTTGGTGAGCAAGATAAAGTTGGTGAAGACATTGACACCAATAAAATTGAGATGCTGAAAAGTGGATATTGTCAGATACATAGTCTCAATGGAAGTAATACGCAAATTGTTCCTGGTTGTTCTCATGAAATTTTAGGAACTAATCTTGCTCAGGGAAGAAATGAAGACGAAAAAGAGAATGTTGCCAAGTCAATTGTATGTGAAAATGGTGATATTGTATTAGATGCCGCAAACGGAAATATCAAACTCATTGCAAAAAATATATACATTGAAACTGTTGGTGATAAGAGTGACGGATCAATCCTAATCAAGGCAAATGATCACATTACAATGAAAGCAGATGAACAACTCAATCTTGCCGGTGGTAAGGTTTGTGTAACATCTGCCGATAGTATAACTCTAAATGCAAAGGGTTATTTGAGGTTATTATATGCCGATATTATTCAGGGTTCGCCACTTGCAGGAATACTAGGCACATTTATTCCTGAACCAGTTGCTAAATTAATTACAGATATTGCGGAGACTTGTAAATAATGGCTTTTCAAAGTTTAGATAGTGGAACTGTAGATGTAATCCATCCTATATTCGGAAGTGCATTAAATATACCAAAAGGTTTTTGGGAACCGGGATCAATTGCGGCACATAAGGGACACTTTGGACAAGGTGCAATAACAGTTCCTTTTAGTGCTGCACTTGTAGCAGGACCATCAGCAACATCACCATTAAGTTTCAATTCTATTGGTCTTGATGTTCATACTGGTGTATGGAATACATTGGGAACAGATGTAAAATTTGGAACCGATATTTCACTTGGACCACTGAAAGTTGCATATAATGCTATTGAATCGTCATTAACTGGACTTAAGTCTGCGGTCACACCAGACTATTCTGAAACTGCACCTATTATTAAGAGTAATGCTGCAGTTGAGTCTCATAATTGTCCACTTGGAAATCTAAATGGATTTTGGATGTATAATGGTTCATTTATTTCAACTG